TATTATATATATAAATATATATAATATTTATTTTATTAATAAAATCAATCACTTATGCACGTTTCAAGTTAAAATTTTAGATTGCTAAAATATATTTTATTGAACGTGTGTGATGAATTAATATTTTGTTTTCATCAACGAAGGTAAGTAGTATATATAATAATATATATCTTATACTACGTATAAGAGATATATATTATTATTATACTACTAACTCTCCAGAGCTGTCAAAACTTTGACATGTCAAAACTCTGACGATTGTCAAGAAATTGACGCATTAAGGTATCATTTAGACTGTCAAAAATTTGGCACGTCAATATATTGACACACATACGCAAAAAAATAGACACGCATACATATATATATAACATAGCTGCCACATATTTACAAAAATTTATGGGTTTTTCATATTAATACTTGACAAAAGGTGGGGAGTCCTGTATAATTATATATAATATATAAAGATAATATAACATATGTACTTTGTTTTTTATTTTTATTCTTATTTATAATATAATTATATACAAAGGTATAATATACTTTGAATACTATAGAGAATATAGAGACTCTTAAACCTTACATTGACCTAAATAGCTTGTTATCTATAAGGGTTCAACAGCAATCTAAAGCAGACTTTATTACTTTTGTTCGACAAATGGCTCCATCTCTTGTTTCAGACTTTAAGATGGGTAGACATATAGAAGTAATAAGTGAAAAACTACAACAATTAGAATCAGGAAAGATAAAAAGGCTTATGGTCTTTCTACCTCCACGTAGTTCTAAATCTGTAATCTGTTCCAAACTGTTTCCTGCATGGTATATTGGTAGAAATCCTGACCATGAAATATTAACTGTTTCTCATAGTGACCAATTATCTAGTGATTTTGGTAGAAGTGTTAGAGATGTTGTTAATGATGAAAAGTTTCAAGACATTTTTAAAGGTGTTAATCTAAGAACAGACGTTAGAGCTGCAGGAAAATGGAAAACAAACCAAGGTGGAACATATTATGCAGCAGGTGTTAGGTCTCAGATAGCAGGTCGAGGAGCTCATATAGCAATATTAGATGATGTTATGTCTGAAGAAGATTCCTATTCTGAAGCAGGTCGTAGATATGTTAAAGAATGGTACCCTGCAGGTCTTAGAACTCGTATAATGCCAAATGGTTCTATATTAATTATTAATACAAGGTACCACTATGATGATTTATGTGGTTGGTTATTAAAACAACAAGATGAACATAGTATTGCTCCCTGGGAAGTTGTAAGAATACCTGCCTGGTTAGACGAGGAGTCTGCTTCATTACTGCAGTTACCAGTAGGTAGTAGTTATTTTCCAGAATGGAAGCCAGATGAAGTTCTTGCTGTAGATGAAGCAGAGATAAAAGCATCTAATGGGTCTAGATATTGGAACGCACTCTATATGCAAGACCCAACTCCTGATGAAGGAGGAATAATAAAAAAGAAATGGATACAATGGTGGGACCAAGATGAACCACCTCCTTGTGATTTTATAATACAAACTTATGATACTGCATTTTCTACAAGAACAACAGCAGACTTTAGTGTAATACAAACATGGGGTATCTTTTCTTATATGGATACAGATGAACGAGGTATTGAATCCTGGAAAAATAATTTAATATTATTAGGAAATGTTAAAGGTCGTTTTGAGTATCCAGAACTTAGACGTATTTCACAACAACTATATGATGAACATAGACCTGATGTTTGTATGATAGAAAAGAAAGCATCAGGACAATCATTAATTCAAGATATGAGAAGAGCAGGTTTACCTGTTTTAGAATACTTACCTGATAGAGATAAAATTGCTAGAGTATATGCAGCTTCACCTCTAATAGAAGCAGGTCAAGTATGGATACCAAATAATAAAAAATGGTCAGAAGACTTACTAGAAGAAATGTTACGTTTTCCAAATGCAGCTCATGATGACCAAGTTGATGCTATGGTTATGGCTATACACTACATGAAAGAGTCATGGCATTTAGAGCATCCTGAAGACCCAGAGTGGGATGAACCACCTGCGAAAAAAAAGGTTGCATACTGGAGAACTTAATGTTATAATATGCATTAAAGAGGAAAAATGTCAATATTAAAAACAGGGACACAATTCATTAAAAATTTATTTATTAATAAACTAACTGCTTCTGATTTAAATAATTACAGAAGAAGTTGTAATGCACACTATGATGATGTGTGTATGTAAAGGGGATAATCAATGGCAATAGAAAAAAATCCATTTGATAAAATTGAGGAAACAATATCAAATGTAGTAAAACTTCCAGAACAAATTAAAGAAGCAGCTAATTCACCATCTTTTGAAGTAGAAGATGATGGTGGTGTTACTGTAGATTTTACTGAGGTTAATATAGAAATGGAACCTGAAAGTGAAATGCAAGAATGGTATGGTAATATAGCTGATACATTAGATGATGAAAAGTTAGTTAAGATAGCAGAAGATGTAATTAATAATTATACAGCAGACAAAGATTCTAGAGCTGAATGGGAATCTATGTTTGAAAGAGGATTTGATTTACTAGGATTAAAGATACAAGATACATCAGAACCTTTTGAAGGTGCATGCACAGCAGTACATCCTATGTTAATTGAATCAGCAGTTAAGTTTCAATCAAAAGCTATACAAGAAATGTTTCCTGCAAATGGTCCAGTTAAAACTCAAATATTAGGAAAGGCAACTCCTGAAAGAGAGTTACAAGCTAATAGAGTAAAAAACTTTATGAACTATCAAGTAACAGAGCAGATGCCTGAATACTTTGATGAGTTTGAAAGAATGTTATTTCATTTACCTTTAATAGGTTCTGCATTTAAAAAAGTTTACTATGATGCTAATTTAAAAAGACCAGTATCAGAATTTGTTCCAATAGACCAATTTTATGTTTCTTATTATGCTTCTAATTTACGTAAAGCAGATAGATATACACATGTTATCTATAGAAGCCCAGTAGATTTAGACAAAGATATGCGTACAGGTATTTATGATGATATAGATTTACCTGAAGCAACTTATCCTAGTCCTACATCTTTATCAGAAAAGATGGATACTATTTTAGGATTATCTCCTACAGATAATAGTGACCCACAATATACATTATTAGAACAACATTGTTATTTAGAAATAGATGAAGACTATGCTCTTCCCTACATTGTTACTGTGGAAGAGCAATCTAGAACTGTTTTAAGTATTAGAAGAAACTATAAGAAAGAAGATAAACAACAACAAAAGATTTCCCATTTTGTCCACTACAGATTTGTTCCTGGATTTGGATTCTATGGGTTTGGCTTGATGCACTTTCTAGGTAATCTCACTATGACTGCAACAGCAGCTATGAGAAGCTTAGTAGACGCAGGTCAATTTGCAAACTTACCAGGAGGTTTTAAAGCAAAAGGTGTTAGACTTGTTGGTGATAATGAACCAATAAGTCCTGGTGAATTTAAAGAAATCGAAGCAACTGGAGTAGATTTAAGCAAGGCTATTATTCCTCTCCCCTATAAAGAACCTTCCTCTACTCTATTTCAGATGCTAGGTTTCGTTACAGCAGCAGGTCAGAAGTTTGCTGATAGCACAGAACAAATTGTTTCTGATGCAGCATCTTATGGTCCTGTTGGAACCACTATGGCTTTATTAGAAGCTTCTAGTAAATTTTTCTCAGCTATACATAAAAGATTACATAAAGCTCAAAGAGATGAGTTTAAAATTCTTGCTCGTATAGATTCAGAATATTTACCTATGGAGTATCCTTATGAAGTGCCTTATGCTGAACAAAGTGTATTTAAGAAAGATTTTGATGGAAGGGTTGATGTAATCCCTGTCTCAGACCCTAACATTCCTTCTAATGCACATAGGATGATGTTAGCCCAAATGGCTCTCCAAATGGCACAACAATCCCCTCCTGGTATGTTTAATATTGAAGCACTAAATAGAACAATTTTAAATGCTGCTAATATGCCTAATATAGAAGAAATACTTCCACCTAAAAAAGAACCACAACAGATGGACCCAATATCAGATATTATGGCAGCAACAAAAGGTATTCCAATAAAAGCTTTTGAAGGTCAAAATCATGATGCTCATATTCAAACAAAGATGGCATATTTACAAGACCCTCAAAATGGTGCTAATCCTATTATGGCTAGACTAAGACCAATACTAGAAGCTAATATACAAGAACACTCTATAATGAAATATCAAGAACAAGTAAATGGTATTACAAGAATGGGATTAGAACAACTACCACCAGAACAAGCACAGGTAGCCACAATAGCAGAGATGGCTATGGCTCAAGCAGCACAACAAGTATTAAATGCTAATCAAGCTTTAGGTCAAGCACAATCACCTGAACAACAGTTAGTTGCATTAAAACAAGCTGAAGTAGGATTAAAAGAAAAAGAATTAAAAATGGAAGAA